TGGTCTTGCAGCGTATGTTGATGAGCAAAGAGAGGACTTGATTGTCCGTTCAGTTACTGAAGCTCGCACACTACAATATTTATCAATTCAACAAGGGATCAAAGGATCTCAAGAATTAAAGTTATTGGATGACTCAGTTGTTTATCAAGCTGGTGATTGTACTATGACTCCATCTGGAGACACAGTATTCACTGACAGAGCTATTGCAGTTGAGACTCTTGGTTACATGAAGTCTTTCTGTCAGAAGGATCTTGATGGATTCTGGACACAGTTAGGTCTTCGTCCAGGTGCAATGGCTGAAGATAAGACTCTTCCATTTGAGCAACAAATCATCAACTACTTATTGCAGTTACATTCATTTGAATTGGATAAGTTAATCTGGAAAGGAAACAAAGCTACTGGTACAGGTAACTTGGCTTTTATGAATGGATTCCGTCAATTCTTGACAACTGCAAATGGTTGTGTAAACTTGAACACATCTTCTGTTGCATCAATCTCAGCATCTAATGCATTTGATGTATTCTATGAGTGTTTCGTTAACACACCAGCAAATGTTGCTGAGGCTAATGACTTTATCTGTTTCACAGGTCGTGAGAACTTTAATTTCTTGACTAAGAACTTGGTTGATGATAACTTATTCCATTACAATCCAGCTAACATTGGTGACTTGAATGAGTTAATCCTTCCAGGAACAAACATGAGAATTGTTAAAGTAAATGGATTGAATGGTCTTGATAACATCTACACAGGTCGTGCATCTCAATTTGTATTTGGAACTGACTTAAGTTCTGACTTTGAGAACTTTGACCTTTGGTATTCTCAAGATGATGATGTGATTTACCTACGTTCTAAGTTCAGAGCTGGTGTTCAGGTACCATTCTTGGATCAGATCGGAGTGTGGAACGGAACATCTTCACCTAACTAATAACTAACAATGGGAGGGGGTGACTCCTCCCTATTTAATAACATTAAAAAAAAGACAAAATCATGGCATGTTTAATGACCGCTGGATATAATGACAGAACTTGTACCAATGGAAAAGGTGGTATTAAGTCTGTGATGATATTTCCTCTTGGGAATATGACTGTAGGGACTGTGAATGCCAACAATGAAGTTGATGCATTGACTGTCTCTGGTGAGGTGTTCTTATATAAGTTAAAATCTAACTTATCAAGCTACACTGCACCAATCCGAGTGAATAAAGGAAATGGGACTCTTTGGTATGAGCAAACTTTGACAATGATCTTAGCATCAGACACTAAAGAATTGCGTGCTGAGATTCACTTGCTTGGACAAAATGAGTGTGTTGCTCTTGTTGAGAAAGCTGATGGGACAATTGTTGCTCTTGGATTTGGTGAAGGCCTTCAGATTGCTGAAGCTTCTGCCTATGGATCTGGAGTATTGAAGTCTGACAGATTAGGACATGACATCATTATGGGAGGATTAGAGAATGATCCTGTTCCAGATGTTGATCCAGCTATTTATCAGGCTTTATTAGCACAGCAATCTCCATCAATTTAATAAATTGTAAACTCTTATAAATAAGGGAGGGCTGTGTCCCTCCTTTTTTTGTATATTTGAAACCATGGAAATACTAAAAAAATACATTGGCTCAAAACAATGGTCAGCTCTATTGAGTAGATGGGTTGACATTGAGAGAGGCAAAGAGGACTATTACATGTCTCTTGGCTTCCTTCATATTTTTGAAAAGCGTAAACCTAAACTAATTAAAAATGCTGAGAATACAGAAGGGGACCTCTTCAAATCTGATAGTAACAGTAACGGAGCTAACAACAGTTAGTCCAGTTTTCTATCTATTTGAATTTGAGCATGAGCAATCATTCTTGAAGTACTATTGCATCTTGCCTAATCTGAGCACAGCTACATCCAGATATGATGAATTCTTGCTTGTGGATGGTGTGGATGTTACCTTTGATTATGATGGTTATTACACATATAGAATCTATCAACAGACATCATCAACCAATCTTGATCCAGATTTATCTGATGGCTTGGTTGAGGAAGGTAGAGCTCATGTGTATGAGATTGACTCACCTTCCGCAGAATTCTCAACAAATATAACATTCAATATCTATGAATAAATTTGAATCAATGTCATTCAGAAAGGACTTTGTCTTGCCAATTGAGGAGCAAGACAGAATGCTTGGCTTTATTAAATGGGGAAAAAAGAATGACTATCCATACTTTTTGGTGGATCTCTATAATGGATCAGCCTGGCACCAAGGTATAATAAAGAATAAGACTCACTACATTGCTGGAGGAGGTATTGAGGTTGTATCTGGTGAGCTTGCAAGATTCATTGCCAATCCTTATTCTGATTTCAACATGAATGAGATTGTTGAACAATTGGCATTTGATTATGAATTATTCGGAGCATTCGCTATTAAGGGTACCTGGAACAGAGAAGGGACCAGAGTTGCTGTGTGGGAGTATCTTGCCATTGATGCAATCAGAATCTCATCTGATGAAAGAATGTACTATCTTTCTGATGACTGGACAATGCAACAGCAATCAGCTGAGAAAACAAATCTAAGAACATTGCCAGCTCTTGATGAGGCCAATAAGACAGGATCATTTGTATTGTATTACAAGGATCCAGCTAAGAAGGGTCGTAAAGAACATGGAGTATATCCAAAGCCTCCATATCAAGGAGGAATCACAGCAATCCAGACAGATGTTGACATCAGTAAATTCCACATGTATGAATTGCAGAGTGGATTCAAGTCAGGAACTATGATCACATTTGTCAATGGTTTCCCAGAGACACAAGAGGAGGCAGAGGCATACAAGAATCAAATCAAAGGACCAGCATCAAGCATTGAGAATGCTGGAGATATTATAATCACTTTTGCTGAGACAGCAGATCAAGCTCCAAAAGTTGATAATTTAAATGGCAATGATCTTGATAAGAGATATGAATCTCTTGAGTCAAGCGTTCAACAGAACATTCTTGTGGCTCATTCAGTTGTTGCTCCATCTTTGTTTGGTGTGGCTCCAGAAGGCTCATTCAATGCAGCTGAAAGTGCTGATTTATTTGAGATATTCAAGACAACTTATGTTGATACAAGACAGAAGAGACTTGAGTGGATATTAAATGAAATGGTCAGACTCTCTGGAGATGTTGGTGTTGTGAGGTTAAGAGATGTTAAACCAATTGGAACAGCTGAAGTTGCACCAGTGGCAGCACAACCAACAGCAACTGACCAACCAACAGCAGAGGCTCCAGTTGATGTTGCTAAGAGTGCATTAAACGGAGCACAGATTGCATCACTTATTGATGTGGTTGCCAAGATTAAGGAAGGAGTATTGACCAGCGAGAGTGCATTGAGCATTGTATTGGCATCATTTCCAACCATTGATGAGGCACAAGCAAGAAGGATTGTGGGATTGCAACCAGGAGCACAGCAATTGAGCTCATGCAAGTTTGAACACCAAGATGATGAGATAGGATACTTTGCACAATATGGTGAGCCAGCTCATGACTATGAGGTGATTGCCACATTTCCAATTGCATGGGATACACCATCAGCTGAGGTATTCACAAAGCAAGACCAATTATTCGCAACAATAGCAGAGATATCAGCAGAGCTCAATGACTTTGACAAGAATGTACTTAAGATGATTGGAGATGGTGAGGATAGCAATGCTATTGCAACAGCTCTGAACACCAACATTGAGGATATTGCCAAGTCAATGGCAAGACTCATGAAATGGGAGGTCATCACAAAAGGACAAGTCACTGAGCTAGGAACTCAACTTGTGAGAGAGGAGCAGATTCCAATAGAAAGATTTGAGGTGAGATACGGATACAGAACAAGACTTGATGTCCCTCCAGCAAAGAGTGGCTCAAGACAATTCTGTGAGAGATTAATGGACCTTAATAGACTTTACACCAGGGATGAGATTAATGCTATCTCTAATAGGTTAACACCATACAGAGATGTGTGGAGATATAGAGGAGGATGGTATACCAATCCAGATACTCAAGCGTCAACACCATGGTGCCGGCATGAATGGATTCAACAATTAGTTGTAAAACGATAAGACTATGAACTACCTACTATCAGTGGAAAATCTTAAAAAATTAGGATTGATCCACAACAATACAGATACAAAGCTCTTGGCAGTTGCTATCAAGCGAAGTCAAGACATGCATATTCAGCCAGCTCTTGGGACTCCTCTTTACAATGCTTTACTCTTGAAAGTGGAGACATCCAACTGGACTCCTGATTATCTAACATTGATGAATGATTATGTTGTGCCATGTTTGGTTGCATTCGTTGATTACAGAGCAGCATTGCTGTTGACTGAGAAGATGACCAACAAAGCAACAGGAAGAGTATCTGATGAGAATCTTCAAGCCAATACTTTGAGTGAGGTACATGAATTCAGAGATCAGTTGAGAAAGGATGCATACTTTTATAAGGAGAGACTTATTGGCTTCCTTATGGATGACCAAGCAACAAAATATCCAGAATATTGTGATATGTGTTCTGATCATTGCAATGAGTATGTGAAGAAAGATAAGACAGGATATAAACCATTGAACTGGATCCAATGAAATTTTCAAAGAAACAGATTGATAAACTAAAAGCATATCTTAATAAGGATGGAAAGAACGTTAAACCAGCTAATGAAAGAGCTGGAAATAATAGCAACACAGCACAGGCAGATAAACGAATTCTTTCAAGGTGATTACATTGATGCTGTGTCAAGAGATGCAGCTCAATATCCTTTGATGGTTGTGACTTTACAGGCTGGATCTATGACAGCTCAAGCTGTGAATGTGAACATGGTCATCTCAATCTGTGATAAGTACAACATCCAAGAGTATAGACAGATCAATGAGATTCATTCTGATTGCCTGAGCATCTGTAATGACATCAGAATCACATTGCAGCAATGGAGATTTGAGGATTTCATGGATATCAATGGAGACATCACAACACAACCATTCATTAACAGAGGACCAGATGTCACAGCTGGATGGACAATCAATGTGAGTGCATCAATATATGACTACAATGATTGGTGTTCCATTCCTTATGATGACTATGATTTTGAGAATGGCAATCCTCCAGGAGGAGATTGTGGAGATTTGACAACAACATATCAAGTTTATGTCAATGGATCTCTTGAGGATACCTTCACACAGGACACAACAACCAACAACACAATTAATATCAACTTATAATGGCAACAACAACCATCAATGTCACAGCTCAAGCTTATGATACCATCAAGGATGAGAGCACAGCATTAACTCAGAGATCAACTTTGAAATTCACAGGAGCTGGAGTCACAGCAGCAGATAGTGGAGGAGAGACTGTTGTCACCATTCCTGGTCCATCAGCCACAACAAATGTAGGTCTCTTTGCACAGACAGCCAATAGTCCAACATTAACAGCAACAACAACAGAAGGAACATTGATTGATGGAGGTGTTGGTAGTTTATCTGTGCCAGCAAATGGCTTTCAAGTTGGTGATTCATTCAGAGTTGATATGGGTGGACTAATGAGTGCTCAGAACAACAACACATTAAGAATCAGATTGAAGTCTGGCTCTGTGGATTTAGGTGATTCAGGACCATTGACAATGCCAGCAATCACAAATCAAGTGTTCACGTTAAGTGTAACTTTTACAATCAGAGCCATTGGAGCAGCTGGTGTTGCATCAGTTGTATCATTAGCACAATTCCACATCTTAAAATTAGCATCTGGGACTCAACAAGGATTCGCTTGGAACACAGTGAACTCAACAACATTTGATACTACCATAAGTAATACATTAGACATCACAGCTCAATGGAGCTCAAACAATGCAAATAATTCAATTTACTCTGACATCTTTGTTCTGAATAAAACATATTAGCATATTATAGTATGGAGAACATATTTAAGCTGGATTTCAAGACATTCATAAAGAGTCCATTCACATATATCTTTTTTATATTACTTACAATTCTAATCTTCATTGGAAGGTATTTGATTAATTCAAAGGATAAAGAGATTCAGACTCAACAACAGAGGATTGATGATTGTGATG